CCCTTAGAGACATTGTAGATAGCATCCAAGTACTCAGTCTCTTCATCAAATTCTGACACGTGATTCTCCAAATTTTTGATGTGCAACAGATGTATGCACCTTCAATGTCTTACTAAAAGAATATCTACACCCGCAACTATCACTTGGCTTTATATGCCCTGTAAGTATTAACGGAATAAAGAATTCCATACGCTATACATAAAAAAGATAGCCCATACTGTTTTGTATAAACAGAATAGGCTATCCATAGTACTTCCATACATGCAAGGAACACCCAACCCGCTAAAGGTCGTTTCCCAACGATCCATAGCCCGCTAAGCGATCCCGCAGCTAATGCAAAGGATAATACTGTGATTAACATTGTGGGCCTTTAGAATGGCTCCTAGAGCCCTAGACGCTTCCATTCATTCTTGCCCACATTACCAGTAGGACGCATAAGGTGCTTAAGTTGCCAAGCCTTAATAGCCCTTGTGGTTACAGGTCCATAGAAACCTGTATCTGGAACAGACTTGAACTTTGCTTGAATCTTACGAACTGACTCGTCATCTTTCTTACTAGCATTACCATTATGCACTTTAGAGCTTGCTTTCTTACCAAACACATGCGTTGCTGGTAATGGGAAAGTAGACTTAACTACAGGCTTAGCAACTGGTTTAGCTATACCAAACCACTTAGTCATATTTTGCTCAGCAGCAGCGTTTTGCTTGATTGAGATATGAAGGTGCGTTGTGTGAGGGCTAATACCCGAATAAGGCTTAGATTTCCAATTGTTAGCTCTGGTATATATCTTACGGTTGAAGATCACATAACTAGCTGATGGGTGCTTAGCAGCAGCAGTAATGATTGTATTAGGGTCAACACCAGGGTAAGTAATATCAATGGCGTTTACTGATCTCCGAGAATTAGGGTTATGATCACTATTTCTAGAAGCATGAGCAGGATCACCAACAGTACCATCAGAGCCCTTTGGGCGATTAGGCCACTTCTTATTTACTTCATTACGAAGCTGCACCAAAGATGGCGCTAAATGCCAAGCCATTATTCACCTTCAATAGGTGCATCAGGCTGCTCCACATCAAGAGCAACATCCTCTGCTGGAACAGTTGAACCCAAACCAAAGCTGGTGTTTCCTGGGTCAAAGTAAGCCACAACAGTACGCACAGTGGTCAAAGCAGCAGCAATAAGTGCTGACTGCAACCAGCTAAAGTCACTTGAAGCTAAAGCGGACAGTGGTACAAGGGCAATAAAAGCAGTAACAAAAGTAGTTACAGCGCTTCTTACTAGCTTGTTTAAATTAGTCATCATATTCCTTATCTTAGGTGGCTGCGGGCCATGTTCCTATACTTGATTGCAATGTGGGCCATGCTAGCACATTTAAAGTCTGACGATATACACTACCAGTGGCAGTGTAGTACCCAGCTAGAGATGAGTTTGTTTCTAATTTGATAGATACACCAGTACTAGCAGGAATTATATCTGTAGCCATTAATGACGCATTATTGTTAAGATCTCCCGTTCCATTGGTCATAGACGCACCAGAAGGAAGTTGTTGGTAGTTATACGTTCTATATGAGGAATCAGAGCCATAGGCCATAGTTGCTAAAGTAAACGTTACAGAACCCGTAATCACAAAGTCGCAGTTCCAGGTAGCTTGTATGATCCATTTACCAGTAAGAAATGGGGCTGTGAAGTCATAACGCCATCTTTTAACGTTAGTGGCTGTGGTCCATGAGAACGCTGCTGGGTTTACTCTGAACGCTACAGGTCGTTGATTAGCGTCTACATATGCTTTAGTAGCTGCATGGTTTGATGTAGTAGGAGTAGGCACGCTTATAGCACCCGTTGCTGTTCCACCAGTCTTTAGCAGAGCGTAAGAGTTAACGTCGTCAGCTAAATTTTTAATATCTCTGGGTATATCAGGTGTGTCAGTTCCTACAGGGTATCTAAACCCGCCTGCATTACTAGCCATTGTTCCTCCTGTGGTTATACCCTACCATAACATGCTTGATAAGTATCTTGTATGTATTAATATTACTCGCCTTATACTACTATTAGGGTTTAGTTAAATTTACACTTACATATACCTTATTGGAATTCATATGTGCAAGCGCGTCTGTTACATCAAAGGTTGCCATCAGGCGACCATGTGGAGAGAGAACGAAGTGTACGCCTCTCCCGTGCTAGTGGTCAAAGATCCACCGCTGTTTTGCAAAACAAAAACCTCAACATAATCACCAGCAGTCAGGTAAGCATCACGACTATACATAACAGTTGTTGTTACACCGGAAGTAGTTACGGTGGGGATGTGGATTGTACCAATAAGTGTTCCACCCGATGCTGAACCGGCTGCATTCTTACGTATTTGAATTCTTCGGATACCAGTTGCATTAAACGGGAAAGTAACGGATGCGTTAATTGAATACAAACCCGTTTGACCAGTTTGAGCACCTAAGCGGGACTTGTTAGCATCCCAGTTATAAGCCATAATGGTTGCTGTGCTACTAAAATTAACCTGAGTACTAAACGTCATAAGAGTCCATGTGGTATCTGCACAAGCAACACCAGTACCGGAATAAACAAGACCATAAGGTGCAGTTACCGCTCCTACGGGAATGCTACATGTGTTATCAAGACTTTTATTGGTAAGGTTTTGGGTTGCGGTTGTCCCGACCACACTGCCACCACTTGTAAGTGTTGGTGTGGTAAGGACTGGGCTAGTAAGGGTCTTATTGGTTAACGTCTGAGTATTCGTGGTACCCACAACAGCACCCGTAGCACCGTGAACCTCAGTAGCAGCAATGTGCGTGTCCACGCCAGTGACAGAAGCAGTAGATAAAGTCCCGCCTTTATTCGTGGCAGAGTGATCATGCTGGGCATAATAAAAGCCAGTTGAAGAAATAACGGGTAATGTTAGCTGTGGTGTTTCAAAAGTTCCACTAGCAACAATAGGAGCTATAATAGTAGGTGTCGTAAGAGTTTTATTAGTTAATGTCTCTGTCCCAGTTTGGGTGACAGCCCCATCAAATGGCTGTGAGGGCTGCGTTACAGGTTTTTGGCTTACTCGTAGATGATATTCCCCAATTGGAATATCAGGGTCTACAGTACTTCCCGCCATTTTATCTCCTAAGAGGTGGTCTTAAGACTTGTGTAAGAAGGATAACCATAGTATGCAGTTACTGTAACACCGGCACCTGAAGCAGGTGTGGTAATGGTAGTGCCAGCAACTGAAGTGTATGTAAACGACGTTGTAGTGGGGACTGTAAGAATATAAGCAGACTCATTGTTTCCTGAAGGTGTAGTAATACCACTCAAGGAAATAGCCATACCCACAGATAATCCATGAGCAGCAGCAAAGTTAGCTGTTTTAGTAGTAGTACCAGTAATTGAAGTAGTTGTTCTAGTTATAGTTGCGCCAGATGCTCCAGTGGCTCCAATAGTTCCAGTGGCTCCAGTTGCACCTTTTAAGTTTCCTCTAGAAGTCCAAGTGGTTGAACCAGTTTTTTCATAATAATCGCCATTTGTATTATTTACATAATAATTACCAACAGACCCAGTACCACTAGATGGAGCGCCTGATCCATTAAGCCAAACTGCATCTCCCTTTGGCCCACTACCTATTTTAGATGCTCTAACTTCAATACCAGTTATTGTTCCACTACCTTGAGAGTTTAGATAAAAAAACGTTAAAACATCGCCAGCGGTTAAATAAAATAACCCTGCAACGTTTTGATAAGTAGAAACAGTGTCCACTGAAGCATTTTTGTACCAAGATCGCTCAAGGGTTCCGTTCTTTTTCATTGTTAATATTCTATATCCCGAACCTGAAGCGGTTGGGTTCCATATAGCTTTTAAAGTAATTAGATAAGACCCAGTAGATGCTACGGTCAAAGAACCAGTTCCAGTCCAAACTAATTCGTTAGTACTATTAGTTAGCGTGATGCCCTGTTCTGTTGCAGCAGATACTGTAACTGTGGAGGCAGTCCAAACGTTTTTATAGTCGCTGATAGAACCAGCAGGACCCGCAATTCCTTGGTTTCCTTGAACTCCTTGTGGCCCTTGGCTACCTTGAACTCCTGCTGGACCTGCTGGTCCTAATCCAGTTAAAGATCTAGATCTAATAATTATCGCCATAATTTATCCTTAATGAACAGTTGAGTAACCATATACTGTATCGTATGAAGCTCTTCCGAGAACTGATGCGCCAGTAGGTCCTGTTGCACCTTGACTACCCGTACTACCAGTTGGAAATGTTGGTAAACCTGGATCATCACCAGAAACTCCAGAAGCTCCCATAACCATCACACTAACGCTACAATTTAAATTTTCAATTCCTATATAGGCATAAGTTGCATCTGTAAGAGTAGATGTTATTTCAAAAGTTGAGTCAACAGTTGGAGTGTAATGAAAATTAACATCAGCATGTGCTGCAACATCAGGTGCTAAATATTCTGCTGTTGAAGACCAGCTTTCATTGGTAGTTATATTGTTTATAGAATAATACTGGTCCCCATCAGAAAAACCTATAAAATAAGAATTAATGAAATATGTATATCCCTTTTTTAAGGTAAACTGAGTACTATTTTTATATATACCTAAAAAATCTATTTCTGCACCAAGTTCTAGTGTTTTTACAGCTTCGGTTCCAATGTTTTGTCCAGTATTTGAAACTCTAAGCGTAGACATGGCTCCACTTGCCCAAGCTGTAGGCAAATAACCAGTAGGACCAGTAGGACCAGTGCTTCCTGTGGTTCCAATGTCTCCACGTAATCCTTTTGGGCCAGTAACGCCAGTTAATCCAGCTGATGTGGCTAACCCTTCAAAAAATAGGATTGAACCACCATCATCTAAACGATATTTAACTTCTATGGAACTCATGGTACAACCGTTACGCTATCATTTACTATAAATTTACCTTGAATAACTTTAGTTATTTTAACGCTATTTACTGTTCCATTTGAGTTTAGATAATTGTACGATACAAACAAATCGTATACATAACTACCAGCAGTTAAAGCCAAAGTTTGGGCTGCTGTTAAAGTTATTTGTATAAAACCAGTAGTTCCGCTAACTTGAATACCTGTATCAATCCAAGTAGATAATACACCTGTCGTTTTTAATTTTAGAGTTGTTGTTCCGCTACCAATGGAAGGTTTCACCATCATATAGGCAGGATTAACCACAGGAAATGGATTGTCACTAGAATCTAACCAATAAAACTGGGAGACATAATCTTCGCCTTTTTGTATTGTTAGATCTATATTAGCTGGGACGCTCATCTAAACTCCTGTCTTGGGACCAGGGGACTTATGCCCACCTAGGTCCCCTGGTCTCTATTATTATCTCTTATATGTCTACGCTTCTAATTCTTCTGTAACGACCTGTTTCAAAGACTTAACGTACTCTTCAGTGTCGCCCATTACTATCAATGTGCGCATTCCATCATTGGTATCTGTGGGCACATCAAGTTGCAATAGCTTGGCTCTGTGTCCCATAATTTTTAATACAGTATCAACTGCTCTTAGATCACCAGCCATTGCTTGGTCCCACGCTATGACATTCAACGAATCTAATCTGTCTAACTCAAGTTGTAACGCTTCTCTACGCCACTCTTCACTTTGTGATAACGCTGAGCGTTGTAAATAAGTATTCACTGCAGTCATCGCACTATCAGCAGAAGAATATCCATTGTCTTCTGCTATTTGTTCCCATGAGGCTCCAGATTGCCTTTGTTTGTAAGCATGGTAAGCATTTGATCCTTCTGGAATAACTTCTATTTCTTTCATTTTGCACCGTACTTATAAGATAATCCGTGTATGTAGTCTTCTGCTATTTTTTCTGGCTTGGTTCCGTTATCTATAAAGTTAAAAAGATTAATTCTTTCATTTGCAGTTATTCCTCCCCAAATTCCATATTCTTCTCTGAAATTCAAAGAGGCCACTATACAATCTTTTCTTACTACGCACAGTCTGCATATTTCTTTTGCTTGTCTTATACGAGAGGGAGTCATAGATGGATTTTCAGGAGTTCCATCTCCGCCAAAAAATATATCGTCATTCATATCTAAACAAGAAGCATTTATGTGCCAGCTAGGAAATAAACTAGCAAAAATATTATGTTGTACTTCTTCTGTCTCTTCTATCTCAGGATCTTCAATATCTGACCAAGACCATATGTGATCGTCTACATTAACCCAACTCTGCTCATTATAAACAAACCAAACATTATCGGCTATATGCTCTTCATATATTGGTTTATTCTTATCAGGATATGAGTTTCCCGTATAAGGCGATACATGTGGCATCTATATGATCCTGTCTTTGGCATTTATTATAAAAGTCAGGATAGTACTTTTCTAACCAATTAGCAACCTCTTCTTTAGAGGCATTTCCTTTCCCAACTATTTCTTTCTTCCAACTAGCCACAGCTACTGTGACAGCAGTATGCGGAGTACAACTTGTTAGAAGTACTCCGCATACCTGAGACATAGATATTAGAACTTGTAAGTTTCTAGGACCTGCCAATACTGGGGATTCTATTACTACAATATCTATATTAGATAAAAACTGTTCTACTTTAGACCTTATATATATAAGCTCGTCTTGCCGACTATCTAATTTATCTGTAGAAATAGTGTGTACTGTTAGATCTTTGTCATTAATTATTGCAATATGAGCAGATCTAACGCCGTAGTCTATCCCTACGTATTTCATTACTGAGCTATTACCGCATAAGTTAAACCAGTAGTAGTTGGGGTGCTTATGGTGCAAAGACCAGTAGTTGGTGAAGCATTGTTAGCAGGAGTCAAGTAAAAAGCTCTAGTCGTGCTGTTAACTGCTGTGTAAGTTAGGTCTGGTACAGCAGAACCCCATTCAGTGGTATCTGGGAAACAAGAAACAGTGATTACTTGGCCCGATCCAGTTGCAGTCGTAACGAGCAAAATAACATCTCTAGACAAATCAATAGTGTCCGAGGTAGAGGCAGAAGTAAAAGTAACAGCTGCTCCAGCCTTTGTAAGTGTTTGCTTGGTCAAAAGTGCCATATTAATTCCTTAAAATAGTAGTAGCGCTACATTATTAGTATATTTCAGTTGTCTACATATCTTCTTTGTATCCAACACCGAAAAAACTGTCGGATATATCAGTAAAAGATTCTTGGGATTGCTGCGTGCTTAGCTCTCCCCATTCAGTTTCAATGGAATCAATCATAGTAAGCATCCTGAAAGCATCGAATATGGCATCAATTTGATCCTCTGAAAGCTTTACCGTATATATTTTTGGGTGATCAACTTCCTTCATCACTGCTTTCTTCCGTATCAGTAGTCATTTGTCCAGCTTCAGCAACAATTGAATCTGGATTAAGGGTTTCAGTACTAACCCATAATAGCATCCTAGATTTAGAGTCTTCTCTAATAGCATGGATTTGAGTAGGTATACTCATCATTTCTTCATCAGAAATAATAGCTTTGCCACCAGCATATTTCCAAGCCAATGTAGCTAAACAACGTTGCATACCAGCTAATTCCTGTTTTAGGAAATCAATTTCAGTAGCTTGGCTCATAATTCTTTGCATCTCTGGATTACTAGCCAACATTTGAGCCTGAGTTGGATTTGAATTGATATTCAAATTTCCACTACCTGGCAAAATAATACCGCTCATTTTAATATTCCAAATCTAGCTCAAGCTGCTCATCCATTAAGATTCCAGCTTTTGCTGTTGTAGTAGTGTTTCTTGAGTAAGCCTGCGACTACCCAATTCTGCGCATTTTTTAGTTAGTTCTAGAAAAGCTCTTAGCTCTCCAGTTCTAAATTTGTAATAAGGAGAGCTTTTTAGAATTGAGCTACTACGCTCTCCTCTGTGTATGATCATGTCTATTTCTTGACCGCGTGCGTGATAAGCAGTAGCAACTTCCATCATAGACAAATAAGGGCTAGATATTGGAGAAGGTTCTCTTCCCAATAAAATATCAACATATCCATCTATCTCGTGTTCTAATTCTTCTAAAGAAGGAAGTCCATACTCTGTTTGTACTTCAGTTAAAGTTTTACTGAACTGCATGTCTTTCTGCATTGGTTTTCTAATACTGACTGCAGGACTCATTTAGGCCACCCTTCGTAAGTAAAACATACGTCTTTAAAATCACAGTAATTGTAAGCCATGCCTTCTTTATTGATACACTTAGGCAACAAAGGTGGCAATACTTCGTTGCTTATGGACTCAGCTAAACCTAGCAAAGTGTCAGTTATTTCTTTAATAATACTATCATTTCTATAAACTCTAAATTCGCGCCATTCTTGTGTGTTTTTGTCTTCATAAATAGCTGAATACTTTTCTAGATCACCCATTAACATGTATGCGTGCATTTGATAAATGTGCTCTTCTTTTGGTCCATAGGCCAATACTTGTGAGTAGCCTCTAGAATTGATACTTTTAAATTCAAAGCCAGTATCATCGTATAAAATACCGTCTGCAGTGCCTTCCAGCAATAATTCTGGAGCAGACATAGGTACTTCGGCAGCTTTTAACCAGCCCTCAGTTATTCCAGCCATTTGCCATTTCAAGTGCAAGAAGTTACCTGTGTGGAATATATTTGCTTGCTTTTCAGAAACTCTTTGCTCATATGGAATTTTTAGATATTTGAATATTCGCTTTCTATCACAACTTCCAGTATCTGATCCTCTAAAAGCTAGTCTTCTAGCCCTATTGCCACCAACTGAAGAGGACAATGCTTCCCCAGCAAATTTGATAGCTTCTTCGCTATAAATGGCGTTTGAATGGTTTTCCAACCAATCTGCGTGCCTCATAGTAACTGCTAGTTCTTCTTCAATTGTCTTAGCTAGCGTTGATAACTTCATTATAAACCCAATCCAGCTCTAATTATTGCTCTTAAACTGTTCTCTATTCCAAGAACAAAGTTTCTTGATTCGTTGTCGTCATCCATCTGATCTAACTCTAACGCAGTTTCTATAGAAGCTATAGCCATTCTATCTAAAGCGTCGCAGACAAGTAGCAAAGTCTCTCTTACCGAATCATCTGGCGCAGAAATAATCGTATATCTAACTTTGTCCATAATGTCTTCTCAAGTAGTGGTTAGTTCCTTGGTATACGACTTTTCCATTTTCTTTAGTTACATATCCATCTATCAGAAGACCAGCTTCATATGCTTGTCCTCCATCGCTCCATGCATGGTGCTCTCTGCATAGATTAATCTTGTGGTAGGTCTCACCAACCTCATCTAAAATTGCACCACCACGAGCCCTAGTAAGCATGTGATGGGATTCAGTAGGTTGTTTCCAACATCTGCACCACACTTCATTAACCCACAGCATTGCTTCGCATCCATCACTCATCTGATAACCCTTCAAATGCCCTATTTTCATAGAGCTTCCCAAAAGTTCCTACTTCCATATCTCCAGTCTCTAAATATGGTTTAGTACCAGATACTTTGGTAAGTCTGGCAAACTGCTTGGTGCTTTCATAACCATCTTCTGGTCTAGCAGCAACAATCTTTTTTGCCGAAGCAGGGCCAAGACCCTTGATAGATCTCAAACCTTTTCTTATGTACTTACCGTTTTTAGAGATGGTGTAGCTTTCATTAGATTCGTTTACATGAGCTATTTTGATCTTGATATTACGTGCTCTAGTAGCAGATACGTAGTTATCTTCTTTTGGAGAGCCAGATGAAACATCAAGCAAAGCAGTGTGAAATTCAACTGGGTAGTGAACCATTAGATATGCGCATCTGTAAGCGGTCACTCCGTAAGCCATTGAGTGGGCTTTGTTGAAACCATAAGCAGCAAATCCTGTAGCAGATTCCCATATGAACTCGTAATCATCAGAATTGAATCCATAGTCATCACATAGTTGCTTGATCTGTCGCTCAAATCCCTGAATAACATCTCCAGCTCCACCAATATTAGAGTTTGAAGCCTTAACTGCCTTCAGAAACTTAGTTAAATCAACTGCCTCTAGCCCTATCTCTCTAAGTACGGAGATAACTTGCTCCTGGAACAAGAAGATTCCTTGAGTATCATTGGTCGTAGCCATAAGGAACTCATGTCTCTGAGGTATTTTTGTCTTCTTGGCTCTTCTAGACAAATACGTTTCCGTAGCGCCAGAGTTCATGGTTGCTGGTCTAAATAAAGCCATAGCGTCCACAACATCGCGTAGTTTAGTGGGCTTCAGCTTAGATATTTCACGCTTGGTAGTCCAGCCCTCTAATTGGAAAACACCGTCAGTATCACCTTTAGATATAGCCGTAAACGTTTTACTATCATTTAGTGGAATCCAATCTAAACCTTCACTAAAATCTCTTCCTAGCATCTTAATAGTCTTGTTAATCACAGTTAAGGTTTTAGATCCTAAAACATCAAGCTTAACCATTCCAAAGTCTTCAATATCGTCCATTGGATACTGAGTAACCATTGTTTCGCTGCTTGCTACCCACATAGTTGGAATCAACTTGTCAAATTCCGATTTAGTAGTAGTCACCACTAAGCCAGCAGCATGAGTTCCATAAGAAGAAATTGCGTTGTTATCGGCAAGCTTAAATAACGCGTTCTTTTCTTCAGAAGGTATTTGATTCCATTCCTGCAGAACAGCACCCTGTCTACGCTTAGACGCGTAATACCTGACTCTAATAGATCCCTTGCCACTTTCATCATCCCCTGTTAAAGAATGGGTAAGCCAGGTGCCAATTTGAGTGACAGCAAATCTTTCTGATAGCCAAGCAATTAACTTATCACGCTGTTCGTGTTCTACGTCTAGGTCCACATCTGGTGGTTTAGTTCTGTCTTTAGAGATAAATCTTTCAAAGGATAAGCCATACTTAATTGGATCTACTTGAGTGATCTTCAACAACCAGCACACTAACGAACCAGAAGCAGATCCACGAGTAGTAGTGTAAACAGTGTTGTTAGCACACCAGTCAGTAACTTCAGCAACTAGATTTAGATAGCCAGCCATTCTAGTGTGCTCAATTACTTCCAATTCTTCTTGTAAACGCTGTTGATAAGCAGGCTTAAGAAGATCTCTTTTTTCCAATTCTAGGTAGCAACGGTCGCTAATTTCCTTTAGAGGATCTTCCACAGTGAAAGGAATATTGTAAGAGTACGAATCCAGCTCTTTAATTTGCAGCGTGTGAGAATCAAGCAAATCAGATAAACCTTCAGTTCCTGCT